CTCCTATAATAAAAGAGACATCCGGGAGAGCCGTGAGGCATCCCCGTTCGCTTCGGCGACCGCCTGTGCCAGCCCGGGACCCTATTAGGGCCCTGGCTGGACAGATGGGCGCCACCCGCGAGGGTGGTAGCTTGGTATCTGGTGGTCATCGACCACTCCGTTGCGACGAGTTCGACCGTCTGGCATCTGCTTTCCGGGCCCTTTTGGGGGCCTGGTCCGCAAGTGCCAGGAGGCCGATCTCGCCTCGCCGCCTTTTGATCTGCACACCTGGTCGACTCACTTCTCTGGAGGCATCCGCGCGACGGGTACTTGAAAAAGTAGCCCGCGTTGCGGTGACCTGTGGCATCGAGCGGAGCCTCACTCTTCTGAGTGAAGCTTCGACCCGTGCCCGGCTCTGCTTCCTCCGGAATGAGCCGATTAAGAAGTTTCTGGGTGTTTCCGTTTTTGCGCTCGTCAAATACGCCCGGTGGGACTCTTGTTCCCCGGTCCCGTATGTTGGTGAGTGCGGTCGCGTTAGCTCCCAGCTCTCGATGGTCAAGAGGGCTCTTCCGAAGCCGTCCTTGCGGACGACTTCGGAAGCCCTCGTGGTCCACCGGGAAAACCTCCTCTCGACGTTTTCCGTCGACCAGGAGCTCCTTGAATCAGCCCGACGCTTTTCGAAATCTTGGGCCCTCCGGTATTTACCGAGGGACCCAAAGCCTCAAGGTGTCGGCTTTGGATCTTCTGCGTGCTTCGAGTCTACTCGCCGTAACGGCGGACTTTCGTCCGTCGTCCGGGAGTTTCTTGAAACGACTCACTGTGACTCTCCTCTGGCGCCCCCAGGCCTGCTTCCGCAGGAATGGGGCCTACTGGTGGCAGAAGGGCGTTTAGCCCGGATGCCGCTCGTAGAACCGAGGGCTGTCGCAGTGGTCGTCCCTGAACCGGGTCTCAAGGCCCGCGTGGTGACTAAGTCACCCGCAAACCTTGTCGTCCGGGGCCACGGGGCACGACGGCGGTTGTTCCTCGGTCTCCGGCGGGACCCCCTTGTGCGGGGGGTCCTTGCTGGAGACGGAGGTCATCTCCGATTTTTAGCGAACGAGGCCCCTCGGGGCCGCGTCCTCCTTTCCTCGGATTTGAAGACCGCTAGTGACCTTATCCCGCTCGACCTACTCGCCTCCCTAGTCTTTGGACTAGAGGAGTCGGGTCGGTTCTTGCCGGATGAGATCGAGATCCTGAAAGTCCTGACGGGGCCCCAACTTGTTAGTTGGGGCGGTGTGGAAGGTGAGTACCGCACTCGTCGAGGAGCCCTTATGGGGCTCCCTACGACTTGGGCGATGCTTCACCTCTACCACGCCTTTGTTTTTAGCGTTGCTGTTAGTTCGGTCCTTCCGGACCAACCTTTCAGCATCGCCCCCGCCAGGGCTCAGTTCTGCGGTGATGATGCCATAATCCTCTGCGACCCTCGGGTCGCGGATGCTTATGACCACGTCCTCCGCGTAACTGGCGCTTCCCTTTCGCCGGGGAAGCACTTTCGTTCTCAAGGAGCTAGATTAAGAGGCGTGTTCCTAGAAGAGATGCTCGAGTTAGATGATCCTCGGTTTGGTCGGCTCCGGCTCGCGCCGGCGCTGACCCTCCGAGGGCTCGTCTATCCTGAGGAAGGACTCCATGTGGGCGCTGTACAAACAGTTCCCCCAGGGGTCCTCTCCTCAGCCGCTGGTTCTGTTGTGGAAAGCTTGGTTCTCCAAGCTGACCACCTCAGACCATGGACCGAGTATCATGATTATTTGGAGAAGATCTGGGCAGTTCAGACCACGTTGTGGTCTGATCAGGTCCGGGCCCTTTGCCGTGCAACCGCAGTCCTCCCAAGGGTTTGGGGGGGCTTCGGTTTTGTCACTGCAAAAGGACCTGCGTCCAAGCTGAAACGTCTTGCCTCCCGCTTCGTGCGGAAGGCGATGGCTGTTCAGTGGACTGGCGCTCCCGAGTCTTTCTCCATGTATCTTGACAAGGTGACCTGTTTGGCTGCTGCGGAT